GCCGTAACAACGGCTGCCGTACGATAGCGGACTTCATCAACCGCTGGGCGCCTCCTGTGGAAAACAACACTTCCGGCTATATCAGCCGGGTGTGCCGGGAGATGCAGGTTCCGAACACGTATGTGCCCGATGTGAACGACCGGGTAACCATGTGCGCTTTTGCCGCCGCCATCTCACAGGTGGAAAACGGAGTGCCGGCAGTAACGGCGGACGTGGAAGCGGGATGGGAACTGCTCTGATGATTGATAACCCTTAATGATTTCCAGCCATGAATTCAGACCTGATAATGCAGATTCTCCAATGGCTTGTGCCGAGCGGCATTGCCGGTTCCCTCTGGGCATGGCTGAGACATCGGGAGAACAACAAGGTGCTCGCCGCCAAGGAGCGGAACGACGCCTATAAGGAAATGTACGACAACCTGTCAGGAACATTAATAGACTTACAGAATGAGAACATTAAACTCTACAAGGCAGTGCGGGAACTTAACCGTACCATTCAGAGGGCTTCTACTTGCCGGCATTATGCTGACTGCCCTATCCGTGGCGAGCTGCAGAAGTCCGGAACCATTGGTGCGGAACGAGCACAGCCGAAAAGACAGCCTCTCGGGCAGAAGCGGGTTCGCTCTCCTGCAGCAGCCTGTTCCGCCCAGCATGGCGAAGACGAAATTCCCGACGGATATGCTGGAACTGATTCCGGTGGGCACAGGCTTTAGCCGCCGCAGCGGGCAGGCTACGGTGAATGTCACCCGCATATCGGAAGACAGCCTGGAAGTGACGGCTGCCTGCGA